GGACATGTCATACTCGCCGGCGCTGTAGCCCTGGTCGTCGAGCAGTGTCTCGACGACCGACTGCAGCGTCTGGGTCCCGCGCGCGACCAGCGCCTCGCGCGTAACAATCTCGTACTTGGTCATGACCAGGTTGTTGCCGATCGGCAGGACCCCGGAGTAGTTGGTCGTGTTGTCAATGACCACGGTCGCACTGGTCACGGTCGAGTTGCTGGTCTCATGGTCGAACGTTTTGAGCGTGGCCGTCGCCGTGGTGTGCGCGGTTTTATACAGCACGTACCCCGGACCGATCAGGATCGGATCGTCCTCCTGCCCGCCGAGACTGCCGAAGACAGCGGCGGTCCAGGACTGGAGGATATTCAGATCCAGGTCCGCGCGCATCAGGCGGTACGTGGTGTCGCTGGAATAGATCCAGAGGATATTCTCGTCCTCTGCGTCCGGATGGATAGACAGGTTCGAGCTCGCCGGGTAGCCGGGGATCAGGTCAGTCCGCGCGACGGCCAGATCCCAGGTAAACGTCGGTCGACCGAACGAGTCGGCGACATAGCGCACAATTCCGGGCGTGTTGGAACTGTACGTCCCGACCACAGCAAAATAATACTGCCCGTTGCCCCGCTTGATGGTTTCCTCGCCGGCGGTGCCGGTCCGATATGCCTGGTAGTCGGCGGTCCCCAGCGGTCCGTTATCCTGCGAGGTCGGATATTCTAGCGTGCCGATCTTCTCGCCGTCGTAATACAGCTTGCAGTTGGTACCAGGCTCCGTGATATTGGCATGGATGGCGACGAACGGGTCGTTCCGGCATTGCCCGATCTGCCCGCTGGAGCTCGTGTTCGGCTCGCGGATCTCGTAGGTCCACGCGTCCAGGACATTGCCCTCCAGGTCCAGGCGCGAGAACTCATGATCGAATTGGTCCTTGATATCCAGCCCGGACGTATTGATGTCGGAGACGAGCACGGTCCCGCCCTCGTAGATCGCTGCCTCCCGATCGACGACCTCCGTCGTCAGGGCGTCCACGATCGACGGCGCCGAACTGGTCGAGGAGTCGCGGACGAACTCGATCTTAACCTCCGGCGCCTTGTTGAAAAACCGTTTTAGACGCATTTTCTTGATGGTGAAGTACGCTATCCCGCGCATGGCGGAGACCTGTCCGGCGCCCTCGTAGGACTCGATCAGCGGACTCGGATCCTGTGACTCGTCGCCCTTGTAGACGATCAGTTCGTCCCAATACTTGCCATTGGTCGCCAGGTCGAGCGCGCTGGCGCCGGTCGATCCGTCGTAGAGCAATTCACCATTGAACCAGATCCGCGCGACGCCCTGGATCGGCCCCTCCGCGATCAGATAAGCGACGTCGAGAAAATACTTGAAAGTTGTCACCTCCGTCCCGGTGGAGAACAGCCCGCCGCCTTCCTTGCTCTTGTCCTTTTTCTCGATCAGCCCGGACGTCCAGACCATGATCCCGCGGGACATGACCGTTCCGAACCCGCGCGGGATCGGGTCGCCGTAGTTCGCGCCGGTGATCGTGGTATCGCTGATCCGGCCCTGCTCGACGCCGGGTTTTTCCTCGAACCCGGCGCCGAGCGAGGCGCCGAGTGAGAAGCCGATCAGCGCGCCCTGCGGACCGCCGACGAAGAATCCGACCAGCGCGCCCGCCAGTCCGGCCGCCAGTGTTTTGAAACCGGCGACTGCCATTAGCGGACCTTCGGGACCTCGTTCGCCTTGTCACTGCCGGGGACGAAGTCCTCCGCGCGGCGGCGGGTAATGTTGGAGAATTTCGAGATACAGGTCGACTTGGACTTGTCGCACCCGGCAACCATGCTGTAGCCGTCCGAGGCGGCGACGTCGTAGGGGAACGGTAGAAAGGTTTCTACTTCCCCGCTGGACAGCGTGTAGTCCTTGACCTCGCGCGAGATCCCGTTGTTATTGCCCGAAGTGAACGTAATCACGCCGTTGTTGAACCAGTCGTCCGCCTCCGTGCGCGTGGTGTCCTGGAACTTGGCCCGACTGGTCACGCCGGTAATGGTTGAGGTCACGGTAAAAGTCGCCGGATTGACGCCGCACTGTGTGTCGAACAGTTCCGCCCGACAGGTTGATGTCACGACCTTGCCGACCGGTTGCTGGAGGCGCTGGAACAGACCGCGCCCCTCGAACGAGTATTCCAGATCCCCCGAGCTCGCGCGCCCGAGTGTGCCATAGCGGAGATTTATCACGCCCTTCGACGTGTCCCGCGGGTTAACCTTGAACTTCTCGAACGTCGCCCCGTCAAGGATCCCGGCGCGCACGTCGGCCAGCGTGACGCCGTTCGCCTCGAAGTAGCCGACGATCTCCACGTTGTCGACGTTCAGTTCGGACGTGGACTTGACGGAGGACGGCGTGTAGCCGCCGATCGATTTGTATGTCACGGCGGACACGAGGAGGTCCTCCGGCCAGTCCGTAAACCCGATCACGGTTGTATCGGTCAGCGTGAGCTTGACGCACGTCGCCAGCGGCACGACCCCCGAGTCGAGGTCGGTCTGTAGCGCGGCCGGGACGTTCCTAGTCACTGAGTAACTCGACCAGGGGAAGATTGAAAGACAGGATATTACAGGTCGAGTAGTTGGCGTCGAACCGGTCGCCGTCGATCCGGACCGGGTTGTCGAACTCAAAACCGGCGGTCACGTCTTCGCCGGTCGCCGGGACCGCGCCAGTCGCGAACGTCAGGATCCCCGTGCCGGTCGCGACCGTGAAGTCGACGCCGGCGGTTTTTTCCACGCCGCCGAATCCCGCTTTCCAGGTATTAGCAACTGGCTTGCGGATCGTGCGCGAGTGCGAGAGTGCGGCGCCGGATGGTTGATAGACCTTGACCAGTTGGAAGTCCCGCGTCGACCCGTCGCCGGTGCCGATCGATACGTCGTCGTATGCAGGCGTCGAGTCGGCGCCAAGCGACTTGTATTCGCGCCAGTCCTTGAACCGGAACCCGTGTTCCGGCCCGCCTAGCGCCATGACGTAGTCGAGGATCTGCTCGAACCCGGTCACGGTCTTGACGTTGTTCACGTTGAACCGGTGGAGGTACACGTCGCGATTCGGCGAGCGGAACTCCTGCCCGGACTGCACGCGTGCAATATCGACGTCGAACGTCGGTCCGCCGACCGTCCGATATTGAACATTTGACGGGAATCGTGGTGTTTCGAGAAAACTCATCCATTGCGCCTCGTGGATTCGTTGATGGAGCGCGCCAGGTCATAGCCGATCTGACTGGCGGAGTCCCGACTCACGTCCTGCGCGACCGTCAGGTTGACCGTGATCGGCCCCCCGCCGGTTGCCGGCTGGATCTGTCCGCCGCCGGTCGGCGGGACGAACAGTTCCGGCCCGCGCTCCCCGACCAGGACCGGGACCCGGCCGGCCACGGGACCGCCGAGTTGCCGCCCGCCGCCGAACAAGGCGCCGAAGATTCCGAGCAGACCCTCCGAGGAGCCCGGCAGGGCGTTGAAAACGGCATTCGCGGCTGCCTGCGCGGCGATCTGGCGGAGCGCGTTCGCGAAGTTGCCGACCAGGTCGTCCAGGGAACTGCCGACCGGGTCGAAAAAGAAATCCGCGAGCGCCGACTGTGCGGACTGCGCGGCACCCTTGGAGAACTCCGTCAATGCGCTCTCGGTTTCCTCCAGTTTCTCGCGGGTTTTCTGGACCGGCTCCTCAAGCCCGGCGTCCAGCTGCCGGAGCCGGCGCTCGTATTCCTCGATGGACAGCCCCGCGTTGTCGAACGCCTCGTCGAGCTTCTCCAGTTCGCGGGTATACGCCTCCAGTGCGGTCGGCTCGATCCCGAGCGCCTGCTCGAGTGCATCGCGTGCCTGCCCGCGCGCGCGGTTCAGTGTCTCCAGCGTAATCTGCTCGCGCTCGTAAAATCCCTGGAGGCGTTCCAGTTCGTCCGCGTAAACCGCCGTCGGCGAGCGGACCGACTGTGTGATGGACGCCGCCTCCGCGAGTTCCTTGTTCAGTTCCTGTTGCGCCGTCTTTGCCGCCTTCGCCGTCTCCGCGTGGCGCTTGAGCGAGTCATCCATAAAGTCGGCTGCGTTGACCGCCTCGCCGATGTCCGCCTCGAAGTTCTCCAGGGACTGCGAGACGTCGTCGAACGAGTCCCGGTAGACATTGGCCAGGTCCCGGAGATTGGCCGCCGCGGCGTCGTTGCCGACCGCCTCCGCGACCTTGGCCGCGGTCTCCACGGCGCCGATCCGAAGCGCGATCAGGAACCGGTTGGACTGTGCGATCGCGCGCGGAAGTTTCTCCGATAACCAGTTCGCCAGCGTGGCGATCGACGGCCCGAGGATCCGGATGATTTCCTCGCCGCTGGCCTTGAACTGTGCCCGGAGACGCCCGATCGCGTCGACCGCCTCCGTGGCGGTGTCCGCGACATCCTGGTCCAGCGTGAGCCCGAGTTCGTCCGCCTCCGCCCGGAGCGCGCGCACTGCCTCAGAGCCGCCCTTGGCGGTCTGCAGGAGTTTCACGCCCTCCGAGTCCCACAGTTTCATGGCGAGCGCGGACTTGCGCCCCTCGTCCTCGACTTCGGCGAACGCATCCGCCAGGACTTCGAACTGCTGGTCGAGCGTCAATCGCGAGAGCGCCGCCGCCTCGATCCCGAGCTCGCGAAGCGCGTCCTTCGCCTCGCCGGTCCCCTTGGCCGCATCGGAGATCCGGCGCCCCTGGCGCTGAAGTGCGGTCGTAAAAGCGGTAAACTCGACGCCGGTCTGTTGAGCAACAAACCGGTACTGACTGAGCGCCTCCGTGGAGATGTTCAGGCGATCGTTGACCTTGTTCAGTTCGTCCGCGGCACTGAATGCGGACTTGGAGAACACGGCGAACACGGCGCCGCCGGCGGCAGCGGCGGCGGCAAAGGAAGTTTTCAGGGACCCGAGGTTACGCCGGACAGAATCGAGACCTTGCTTGGTCGCGTCTTCCGCGGTTACTCGATACCTAGCTGTCGGTCTTGCCACGGATTCGACTCCACGCGATCACCAGCTGGAACTCGGAGACCGTCATTGCTTGCGCCAGTTCGGACGGGAGTCGGTTCAGGCGTCCGATCGCCAGATCGAACAGCGCCAGCAGCCCCGGGTCCCGTCTTAGTTTTCCTCCATGTCCTCGATGATCTCGTCCGGCTCCGCCTCCGGCGCATCGGAGTTGATCGCCTTGGCGACCTCGAAGATCTCCGACGGTCCGAACGCGTCCACGCCATAGGTGCGCATGTTCTCGAAGTCGGTCTCGTCGAACACAGGCGAACAATCGGCATGCTTGGCCCGGACGATAATGGTCCGGATCGCGCGCGTGTAGTCGTTCGGCTCAGAGTCGATCGCCTCCAGCTGCGCGACCGTGAGCGGGAAGACGGAGAACGTCATCCCCCACTTAGGCGCCTCGACCACGCGCGCCTGTTTGAGCTTGAACGCCTCGAGCACGCGTTCGGAGAATTGAGACATAGTACCTCCCGGGTTAGGGGACGGACGTCGGAGTCAGGCTCCCGTTGACGGAGAACCCGAAAACGGATCCGGCCAGTCCGTCCACGCCGCCGGATCGCGAAACAGACGTAATTGTAGCCCCTTCGCCGGTGGCTGTCTTGTAGAAACTTGAACCGCTCCCGTTACCGCCCGGGTAGAGTGCAAGGTTGACCTTGTCGCCGACTACAAACGGCGTCTGGTTGCTGCCGGTTGCGGTATCCCACCAGCAGGTTAGCGAACCGCTGGTCTGCTTGGCACCCGCCTCAAACTTCTTGGTACAATCCCCGATTTCCGAGGCGTCGATCTGCTCCGCCGATTCCTCGAACGTCCAGGCGTTCACCTCGCGGACCTGCGCATTCGCGGTAGCGGACAGCGCCGAGCCGAATATTTTCCCGAGACACCCTCTCGTTACTGACATAGTAATTCCCTCCGTTAACTAGACCGCCACGCCCGGAGCGCCTTCGGCCGTTCGATAAAACACGACATAGACCAGGTCGACCGCGAGGACCCGGTCCTCGCCCTCGCCCTCCGGTCCGATAGTATGGGTCCCGAGCTCGATCCCGATCGCCAGACCGCCAAGTGTCTGGTCGGCGTAAAGTGCCGGCTCGACCTCGTCGTAGATATCGTCGAGGACCGACTCGTCGTCTCCCTTGATATATCCCTCGACATGGACCTCCAGCCGGCGCATCGGGATAGACCCGAGCGTGCCCTCGTCATAGGACGGCTCGTCCTCACTCCAGTACACATTGAGCGCCGGGACCGTGCCGAGTGCGAACGTTCGCCGGTTGTGCACATTGGCGCCCGTGGTCGCCAGTCCGGTTACAGCCGTCTCGACGGCGTCGACAATGTCCTGGCGAATACTCATGGATTCAGGCGCAGACGGTGGATCGTCTCGCCGTAGCCGTTCGGTTGCGGTTCGGTGACATAGTAGGTCGTGCCGCCCTTCGGAATGACCACGGAGGCGCCTTCGGCCAGCGCGTCAGCGTCCCGCGTGCGGAGTTCCGGGATCGACGACCGGACGCCGATCGTCAATCCCGGATCCGCCTCGAGGTATTCCTTCGAGAAGATCCCCGCGAAGTCGCCCGACGGACCGGTGACTTCGATCGCCTCGCCGAACTCCAGGTCGTAGACCTCGTCGAGATCGTCGAGGATATCCTCGAGGACAGTCACGAGCCCCGATCAGAACGGCGCGAGTACGACCTGCACGGTCGAGTCGCCGGTCGCCGCCACGGCGGACGCGTGCCCGAGCGGGACGTTCCCGGCGCCGGTGGCGCTGGTCGCGTTTCCGGTCGAGGTCGAATAGACCTTGTCGAGTACCGTCATGGCGACGCCGGCCGCCTTGGCGACGGTGTATTCGCCCGTCAGGTTGACAGAGACCAGGTCCCCGCCGTCGGCGTCGTCGTCGTAGACGCCGGCGCGATTCGTGCCGACGTACAGCGTCCCGCCCGTGACGCCGCCGGTTGCTGCTGTGACCGGGATCTTGTGCCCGGCTCCGCGGTAGTTGTTCATGCCCTTGCCCTCATATCAGTTGTAGAAAGTGCGTCCGGTCCGATCAGGCGCCGGCGTTGTACCCCAGAGCCCGGAAGTCCAGAGCGGACACGCCGACCTCGATCCGGGTTTTATACTCGATCCCGTCCACGCTCCAGCCGTCGCGCGATTCGAGCATCGGCTCCGAGCGCCCGTCCACGAACGCCACCTCGACGGTGTCGTGCATGTTCGGATCGCCTGCGGCGTACCACTTTACGGAGGAGTCCGCATCCAGTCGCGGATCCGCCACGACCTGGATCTGCCCGGAGAACGGATTCGGGACCTCCGACTTGCCGGCGCCGCCGGCGGGATCCTTCTCCGCGGTGGCGAGGATGGTCGAGGTTGTCTCCAGTGCGGTCGGCACAATTGCAAATTTCGGCTTGATATTCAGCCCGTGCGAACTGGACGACGGATCGGTCTGGAGTGCGAATAGCTGCCGCATCTCGTCCCAGGTCGTGACCGACGGCGCGCCGGCGGTGCCGGTATTGTTGTGCCCCGCGTTGAACAGGTCGAGACTGTCCTGATTCAGCGTCGGCGGACTGGTCAGGATCTCGTAGACCTTGTCGCCGACCTTGCGGGACGCGGCCCGTCCCATCGCACGGGGTGTCCTGGAGAGTCCGTCGAGGTCATCGGCGAGGAGTGCCTCGCGGTAGATCCCGAACAGCTTGCCGTATTTCTTGGCCTTGATGTACTCGACCAGGTCCGACATGGTCCCCGCCTTGTACTCGCCGCC